CAGAGTTTTAAAAACTCGGGGTGGTACCCTCTTATTCTGGCTTAGTATGAAGCTGTTTCTAAATGTCATCGAGGGTGAAATAGTCCCAAGAATCATTTAGTTATAGCCTCTCTACTAAGTCTTTGTAAGATAAAATATACCACTTTAAACCAATTATGAAAACAAGATATAAATCTAAATCTCGCTCTCAAAAGAGGTTTTCGCCAAAATTCGGGCGTGAAAAGAATCAGAAAAGGAAAATTCTGTTTAACACCCAAGTACGCCACTTGTTAAAATGGCTGATTCTGACTTATGGTATATCTACCGACGTTTGGAAACCTTCTTGCAGGTATATGTGGTTCATTCAACACATGTGTTTGCATAAAGGATTAAAAACGACCATCCAACGAATTAAGAAAGACCGTCTAAAAGTTTTATCATATCTCTCTGGATTTTCATCTAGGGAGGATGGTTTAACTCATGATGGACTTCCTAAGAAGTTGGGTGGACTCATTCCATATATTAAAAATAAGAATGTTCCTGAAATCAGGTTCATCCTTACTCTTTTATATAGTTTGAGACGGTTTAACCTTCCCCTTGATCCAGAATTGGAGACTGTAACGTCCCCTTTTAAGGGTCAATATTATGAATGGATATTTAAATATTTACCGGGCTTTATGAAAGCTGTATGTTCTAGGCTTCCAAGAAACCTTAAAAATGGTAAATTATTAAAGTTCCCTTCATGGGAAGGATATCATCTTACGACGAAGTCTGGTCCATCCGGAGATCAAGCTCTTGTTAGCTGTCTTCAAGATTTAGTGAATATTCCTGAATCTTTAGCTAACTCGATCAAGACCTTCGGTGGTCCAACACTTTCAGAAAAGATGGATACTTGTTATCGTCATCTGTCTGAACTATCGGTCATAATGAACCAACCTTTGAATTTTAAAAAATCAATTCGAAGATTAGTTTGTATTCCCGATTCAGAAGGTAAAACTCGTTTGATAGCAATAGGAGACTATTGGTCTCAAACGTGTTTGAAACCTTTTCACAGTTACCTTAATACTGTGCTGAGGTCAATTCCTCAAGACCAAACCTTTAACCAAGGTGAGGGCTTAAAAGAATTTCCTTTTAGTTCAGATAGGACATACTATAGTTTTGACTTAACTGCTTTTACAGACAGACTACCAATTAAGATATTAATTGGGTTACTGACTTGTAATTTCGGTCAAGCCAAAGCATTAGCATGGTATGATATTATAGCAGGT